TCTCCACATGAGAAATCTACCTGCATCACCACTAGCAGGAGCCTCCCCTGAGTCATATTGTATTACAGTTGTAGTACTACCACTTCCACCAGTGAAGTCTTTGTATGCCCCACTGACTTGTATCTGACTTGTGTTCGGTTGTGAAATGGTAGCACTCATGCGTAATCCTTGGTTACAGACTCTAGATTACCATCAGAATCATATGTGATTGTCTTTGTTAGATGTACTGCATTGTTTTCGTCTCTTTCAACAACCTGAGTAAGCGCGCCATCCGTGTACGTGAATGCCTTACTACTAACTAAAGTACTCTTTAGACTGCTTGTCCAGGTTGTCATTGCCGTAAGAACCCCACTAGTGAAAGTTGACTCCGTATAATCATCCGATGGATCGGGGTGGGTATGGCTATCGCCACCCCCACCTCCGCCACCAGAGTTTATCTGCGCCTCGAGTTCCTTGATCTTAGAACCCAGCTTATCGCCAATCTGGGCTAAGATGTCAGTCATTATGCTATAGCAGAATTAAATGCAGACTCGAACGTAGAGTAATCCCCGAGTGAAACATTATTAACTGTAATCCCATTAGCATTTGGAGCAGCAAGTGAACCTGTTACATCGCCTGTTACATTGCCAGTCACATTACCTGTGAGATTCGCAGTAATGGTGTCGGCTGTAAGGTTGGCTGCAGCAGTACCAAGTTGAAGCTTCCAGGTCGAATTGTCATTGTCCCAAATAAGACCAGCTTTAGGATTTGGATCGTCATTAACATCATTACCTCTGTTAACATTGAATCCACCTGTTGATGCAGTAACAGAACCATCAGAAGCCAAGTTAACCTCAATGGTATTGTCGGCTACACTAACCTCAGTTGAACTAACTGTGGTAGTTGTTCCTTGCACGGTGAGGTCACCTGTAATTGTGACTGCTCCAGAAATTGTACCACCAGTCTTGTCGTACTTGTCATTTGTAAGACTAGTAATGTTTCCTGCATTAGTAGAAATGTTAGTGGCATTAGTTCCAATCTGCGTATCAAGCAATGAATCTGCCTCAGCAAGTGAAGAAGCTTCATCGATGTAATTGGAATTAGTCTCTGCTATGTATGCACCATCCGCACCAAGTCCTGCACTTGCCTCAACAGTATCAATAGAACTTGCATTTGCAGATATTGCTTCTGCATTTGCCTTTGCTTGTGCATCGAGTTTATTATCTGCATCAACTAATGATGTAGCTGCCGTTAAATAGTTTGATGAGCCGTTCGCAGTATAAGTACCCCCAGTACCTAAACCTGCTCCTGTCTGTGTGGTATCTACTTCTGACTGAAGTGTACCTAGCTCTGCTTTTGTTGCAAAGTCGTTCGTTATGGTGGACTCGAGGGTCTTAATTTGACCCCCTACCTTCTCACCGATTTTTCCAAGTATGTCTGTTGCTGCCATTGATATGAGTTAGTTAGTAGTTAATTTCTATGTAAGTCGTAGTTTAAATTAAAAGTTACTTCGTTTCCGTATTCTGCCCTTATCGAGTCAAGACCTGCCTCATCCATATAATCCAGGTCGTTCCAGTTATTGAACCCATCGCCCACCTTCATTCTTTTGTTCGTGAGATCTAGGCCAATTTCTCCCTGTCGTAGGGCTGGATTGACCGTTTCCCATTGCTCCGCAGTATCCCGGCGTACCAAGATGCGTCTTAATTCTGCCATTATGCTCCTCCTCCATCGATATCCAATGCCTCCAAGTGTACGGTGTCCGCAACGCCACCATCTATTACAGCCCCGATCAATTCGGGAGGCTCTGCCGTCCATTGGCTAGTTAAGCTATTATACTGTAGTACACCTAGATTAACTGGATTCGGGTTAACATCCAATAAACTCAGTAAGGTTTTGTCGGCTATTTGCTTCTTTACCTCTGCTAATTTCCTGCCTACCTGTGTGAGAATATTTTGCATCGTTATATTGTAACCTATTTATATATGTAACGCACTAAGAAAATCATTGCAACGCTGCAAGGAAATCATTGATTGCTTTCTCTGCATCGAATGTAGAAGTGTCTCGTTGGGTTATCACAATGTCAGCCCCAGCAGTTGGGGGTGATCCAAAGGTCAATGTATTTGCTGAAAGATCTATAGTGTAATCTGATAGAGGGTCTTGCACTAGTCCATTTATGCTAACATCATAATTAGCCTCAGAGTCACTCGTCATATCAAACCCAACCGTATAGGTCGAAGCGCCTGTAGCAGTAATTTGATCTGTTGGCATAACAGCACCTGCATCCTGGAGTTGATTTATCTGACTTTGAATATCATCGATTAGTATAGCGTCCTGATCGCCCTGTACTTGCACTAAAGATGTTAGGTTACTAGCATCCTCTTTCCGGTTAACCTTTTCATTTAACCTAGTAAGAACTTCCGTGAGGTTCTGCTGCTTCTTATCAAATGCAACATTTATGGCATACTCAACCCGCTCTGATGCTTTCCTACGAGGCATCTGTTACCACCTCTCCAATAAGTTTTGTCCTAACACCCGAGGCTTCAAATGTTCTGCCTATAATTTTAAAAGGCTGATCTACCCCCGTAAGAATAATTGTATCCTGGAAGTAGTTACCTTGAGCATAAGTAGGGATCATGACCTCTGAATTTAAATCCTCTAATTCCTCCGTCACCTCTTCCGTCTCAGAGTCTTGGCTAGTTGAAAAAGATGCAAGCTTCACATTTGCAATTACAGCAGTATCTGTAAAGCTATCCTCAACATAGTCCTTAGTGGTGTATGTAGTGTAATCAAATGTATCTGACATATGCAGTGCATATGATCTTAATTTCTTTTCAGAGAAACGATCCCCGAAGTCATTCTTTCCGAACTTTAATGTACAAGGATAGTCCCTGCCATTCCTAGCAAACTCCCTATATGGGCCTAAATTCTCTGCACTTGAGCCATACCCATACCGTACTACCCTTGCCCCTAATTTTGAAATAGATGCCTCCGAGGAAGGAACCACTTCGGAGTCTACAGCTTTGGCAAATGGTGCATAGTTGTATGCATTGTTTGAATAAGATTCACTTAATAAATGCGATGCCATCACAAACATTCTTGCCTCAATAACATCCGTTGGAAAAACAGCAGTCATTGCAGAAAATGCATAATCCATTAAGCTTATAGAGCCTTGCAGCATATCATATGCAACAATACCCCAGTCTAGTTGCTTAGAAGTTCCTACTGTCTTAGATCCGATTGGCGCTACTATAAAAACCTCTTGCGTTAAAGGATTTTCAGATGAGTAAACATACTCGATTTGTTGATTAGTTATTAATCTCCAAAACTCAGGCCCAGTCATTAATGGAGTAAAAGGAACTGGCTCAACTGTTGCAGGAGTTATAGCAAATACACCATTAAAACCTACGAATATCTGCCTCTGTTCATCGACATTTATTACCGTATTCCTAAAGTCAGCAACCCTTTCACCTTTGTAGCGTTCCTCGTAATAAAAAGGAGTGTAATTATCTCCTCTACTGATTGCTAGATACCCAGTCTGTCTATGCACTATAAGCTTATCCCCAAGCTTTGCCATCTTGAGAATCCTTGATCCATCTTCAGGAAATGCAAATGAGTCTGATGCTTCACGAGACAACTTAGGGTTTGGACTAAATATATCTGGCTCTTTCAGTAGGATAAAATTCACATCATCACCAACTACAACATTCTGTGTCGATGCAGTGCTTTGCTCATTGCCTTGATATGTCAAGACACCTGTAGAGGTATTGTTGTATGCCCCCTGTAATACGATAAAAGTTTTACTCGATAGCCAATTAGAATTAATCGAAACAATATCTGCATCATAAACTTTTGTTACTCCAAGCGAATCAGTAACGCTCATTCTTATGGAATCACCAGCAATGAAAGTAGAGTGGCTGTAATCCATTGATGCAAGCTCATCTGGTAACATATAATAGTAAGGGTTATGCGTAAAACTTTCCAAACCCTGAGAGCCTGTCTCCCTAGTTCCACCCAGAGGGTAATCAAGTGTAATCGTAATGATTGACCCGTTGCTCATTGCATAAATATTTGCTTCGTAATTCTGTCCAAACAAATTCGGTGCTGCACGTGCCTCTCTTTGATCATCAGCTAATCTCCATGAGGAAAACTCGATAATATGCGGTACAACATAGGTTGTTGTATACTCATCAAACTCATCAAAAGCTTCTGGTAGATAGTATGGAAAACTAGCTGAACTCATGAAATAGCTAAAATTATAATCTACTGTTTCATCAAAGTATTCAACATCTGCTATGAATAATCTTCCATCAAATTCAGATATCGTACCCACTCGAATAATACCTCTCTCCCTTAACGAAAACAAAGGGAATGCGCATGGCCAACCATCTCTGTACATCAATGGTAAATCAACGCCATTATTTATAATGCAATAACCATCAATGACTACCACTTCTGGTTTAATTGGCTTCTTGCCGTAAATATCAATCACATCGTTCATGATTTGATCATGATTATGTCTATCAATATTCACTAGTCCCTCGGCAATTTTCACCCATTCACTATTAGATTCATCAAGCTTATATATTTTATCACCTGCCGAGCCGATTAGGATTCTTTTTCCACCCGACTCGAATTGAGTAAGAAGCCTTATAGGAGCGTTCTCGGAATCAATTACATCGACTGCATTGCCATCTAAATTAAGGCTACTCCAGCCCTCTCTTCGTACTTCACCATCTGTCTCTCTGCGAAAGTTAATTTTCTCCACATAATTTCCACCTCCGGCAGTATCTTGCGAATGTGAGCCAGACACAAGGGTTCCCCCCTGGATGACCATATTAGTATAATGTCTGAACTTGGATGCCATTACGGGAAGACATATCCCGCTTGGGCATATGCCGTGTTCTCTAGGTTTGTTACTCTTGCAAGCAAATCATTGTATGCTGTTGTTAAAGCTTGATTGGATGCAGTAAGGTTATCGTAGGTGGTCTTAAAGATATCTATCTCTTGCTGAAAAGAAACATCCTGTGCCTCTAGGCTAGTTGCTCTAGATTCTAAAGTGGTAGCACGAGATTCCAAAGTAGTAGCTCTGCCCTGTAATGCTGTAATATCAGAATCATTAGTATCTATTTGGCTTTGCAGTACAGAAATGTTTCCGTCTAGAGAGGTATCCTTAGCTTGCAATGAGCCAACAGCTGACTCCAGGGCAGTTGCCCTATTCTCCACTGCGGTAATATCAAAATCATTGCCGTCTATCTGAGTCTGTAGACCATTTACTTCGGCAGTAAGTGCCTCGGCAGCACTACTCTCGTTAGAGGTAATATGATCCTGTAACTCCTTAAGTGTGTTATAGGCATCGCCTGCTCCATTCAGCAATTCATTTATCTCTGTATCAGTATATGCCTTGGCATCTACCAATGTCTGCGAGACATTTGAATTGGCAGTATCGATCTGTCCTTGCAACCCAGAGATGTCAGAGTCGAGTGATGTATCCTTTGCCTCAAGGTCAGTAGCTCTTGTCTCTAGTGATGTAGCCCTTCCCTGCAAAGCTGTAATATCACCATCATTGGAAGATGTCTCTGCGAGAACCTCTGCTCTTACATTAGCTAACTGTGATAATACATTAGCTTGCGAAGAAGCTATTGATGCAGAAGCATTCTGTGCAGTTGAATCAATATTACTCTGTAATGTTAAGTCTGCTTGCTCACGAGTATTCTCTTCAAGAGTTAAGGCACTTTTTGTATTATTAATTGATACCTCAAGCTCACCCCTAGTAGATGATATTAAAGCTCTAACTGCATTATCTTTTGCAACTTCTTCTGCCCTTACATTAGCTATACTGACTTTAATTTCGTCAGTAGCACCATCTAGCATAGGTTGTACAATATCTTGTACAGATGGGGTAAATAAACTTATTTGGTCAGTCCTCCAGCGAGCAACATAAAACTTCTGCTCAACCTCTGACTTTGTATAAAAACCTTGCTGCAAAATTGCATCAATACTCAATGTCTCCTTGTTGTCATTGATCATCTGCAAGGTTTCATCAGGAGTCATGAAAAGGTCATTAAGTCCTGTTATCTCTGATGCATCATGCCCGTGAGAAACAGGCGCATAAACAGGCACTTCACTTAATGTTATGAAATCTGATATATCTGCATTGGTGAGATACTCTGAGTGCGAATGAGCAGCATCTGCCTTAGCTTCTATTAGATTCTGTAACTCTACCTCTCTTGTACTTAAGTCAGCAACTGTAGCATATGTAGAAGATATTCCATTGGTCACTCCCTCTAAAGCACTAAGTCGTGTATCTGCATCTGACTTATTAGCAGATATTGTACCCTGGATGGACTGTATTGATTCTTGGTTTGTTTGAGTGTTAGCCGTTAGAGCATTACTCAATGCTGTCATGTCAGCCCCTATAGTCTGCTCTGTATTTAACTGTAAGGCTTGTACTTCTGCTAGAGATGGGTGGGTTCCTTTGTAGGCATCAAACTCATCTTTTGTTGAGTTAGCTAGGGTTTGCAATGCAGCAATTGAGTCACTGAGTGTAGTGACCTGCTGACCTGTTGCCAATGCTCCACTCGATACATCATCGTTAAGGTGAGCAAGGCTATCGATTAAAGAGGCAAAGTCGGCTTCACCAATTCTTTGACCAACTGCAAATCTAGATTTTAATTGTACTCTACTATCCATTGCCTAATACGAATCCTTCTGAACCAAGCACGTCGGTTGGTTGCACATTAGTAAGAAGCTCGGGCTTATTGACATGTATTCGTCTTCGCTCACGAGCATAGTTGTCGAAATTACTTTTGGCTTGGGCTGCATCATCATTCACGTCTTTCATAAAATGATACTTCACAAAGTAATGAACGGCCAAGGCTGCATCGTCTCCTAGTGGGGTAATTACTGCTTTTTCTTCAGGTTGGCATTCAAAAAGTGGTTTATAAACATACTCTTGGTTGTATAAGATATTAAGAGTTTCATTCTCTAATAGCTTTGGAGCCACATAAAACTGACCGCGATCAAAAGTTATTTTGCCTGGATACTGGGGTGATCTAGCTGCATGCCCGCCATCAAATATATTATATCGCTTATATGCTGGATACACATTTGGTCTGTAATACTGACTCACATCATCCTCCTGTGTAGGCATAGCTCTTATAACTACATCTAGCACTCTTGATGCATCGATATTGAAGTTACCAATCTGACATTTACCTTCTGCATGGTCTTCTAAATCTGAAGTAATAAAAGTCTGCTCCTTGGGAGTAGTGCGAAGTTCAGGAATGTAGCTTTGCAAATCTCTTACACCTGCAACAATCATTCGATCCTTAAATCTTTCAATACCTCTTCCTCTACGCAACCCATCCACCAAAAGCAGATCATTGACCGTATCATTGAACTCTTGCCAAGTCTTCATCGCCTGCCTCCCGGGGTAAAGTAAAATCCAAGCACCATCGGTGCGAGAACGATTACGAAATAAGCACTTAAATGTCCCGTGGTAACCATAATGGCCTGCTGTTTAACAGGAAATGAGATGAGTCCGAATAAGAACTCGGTTGCTCCTTCTCCTGTGGGGTTACTGAGGGTGATGATTTCTTGGCTGGGAAAAAGGGTACAAAGGATGACTGTGGCTGAAAGTGTGGAGACGAGGATGCATGCGAGCAACCTGCGTGTAGCACGAGTGAAAGCCCCACCAGGGCCATTATTAAGCTGTTGCTGAAATTTAAGTGCAAATTCATTTCCTCTAGCCTCTCTAGCTAATTCTAATTCAAATTTTTGTTGGCGACTGTCTGTTATAGCACCAAACACCCCTTTTAAAACTGAACCCAAAGCTGCAGATCCGCCAGCAGTAAAGAACATTGTTACCAACTCGATCATCTATTAACTCCCTCAACATGATCTCTTAATCTATCTAGCTCTTTTTCGAGATACTTAAGTCTCTCGAACTGTTGATGATCAGAAGTAATCGGCTCATCTTGCATGCTCATCAAATGCTCAACATCTCCCTTATGCTGTTCTGCAAACTTCTCCAAATGCATAACCCGACCACTAAGATCGCCAAGCAATGTAGATTCATGTTGTACCCTACCCATCTGCATCTCCATACTGCTCATTCGGTTAGTAAGCTCTGACCATAACCAGACCCCACTAGCCACTGCTAAAATTAGTTTTCCGGCAAAAGCAGCATTAGTTTTCAGCTGAGTGGACTCAGAAAAAGATGCTTCTGTATCCTTCTTCGTCATAAAACCAAGCCCTTAAGACCTATAGTACCCACTTACATCACCTGTAACTGCATACTCATCCAAGTTTCTGTGACAATAATACTCGTTTGATTGACCTGCTATTAATGTTTCAGCACCTAAAGCTCCATCACTAAATACCTCCAGGGTATCTACTGTAATCTTAGCATCACCTTCTGAGGCAAATGATACTGTTGCTACATCAGCTTGAGTAACTTCATCTAAAAGTCCTGCACCAATAGAAGTAAATGGGCCTCCAGTTGAAATTTGTGTTGGAATAGTTCCGGTGTACTTATTGATGCTAACATTAGCACTTCCGCCATCTACCTGAAACTCAACCTTATACCATGTATTTAGTTCAGCAGGTTCGCTTGATGATATAGGATTATCCGTGTACCCAACCCTAACCTTCCAAGACCTATCTGTTCCGACTCTTAAAGCAATAGCAGGATGATTGATATCAATGCTGCTAAAGTTTTGGTATAAGCCAACAGGCTGAACATCTGCATTTATTCGGTTAAACTTAAAGAAAGTACTAAACTGATATCTACCAACAGGAACATTAACAGAAGAAGATACCGAATTATCGCCACCAAAGTCTATACTAACAACAGAGCTATCACCATCTGGTGTGAGGTCATTGAGGTAATCAATGTCTACAATTGGTGAGTCGGTATTCATGTCCACTGACTCATCAAAGTGCCTAGAAAAGTAAATTGTCTTCTTGGTCACAAGGACATTGTCGGAACTAGAGTTAACGAGCCTAAATGATTTAGCAGGAACAGAAGGTAACTGAGCAGGGTCAGAAGTAGTAAACGCAAATGTACCACTGTGTGAATGACATGGCTTTGCGAGCAAGTGGTTGTCACTTACCCCAATCAAAGGCTTAAAGTCACCAGCACTACGGGACTCCTTTGATAATGCACTTTGTTCAATAGTATTCATTGTTTATTCTTCAGCTTATAAAATATAGCAATTGCCATATAGACTGCTGTTAGAGTAGCTGCTACGCTTGCTGCAGTGAGATGGTAGTCTGCAAGTCCCCAGGAAGCTACCCAGCCGATTACTCCGACCGTGGTATGCTGATCCATGTTACTTACTTCCCTTCTTAGACTTCTTAGGCGTAGGGGCATCTTCTAAAGGTTTTTCAACCTCTACTGCATCTACTTCTATAAGATCCTTTGGGTTATCCGAAGATGCTGATTTTCCAGGCTCTTCTTTGACCTCCACCACATAGTCGGCATTCGGGTTTTTTTCCGGTTCCGTTTTTATTGTGCTGAATTGACGATAAGCTATCGGTTCCCCCGATGCTTTTTTTTTGTACCATTCCCAGTCAGTATCGCTTAGCTCAGATACTCCAGCAACTTTTTTAAGTTTAGACCCAAGGTCTTTTTCGACTTGAGCTAGACCAACCCAGCTAGATCCAACAAGGACAGGTGTAAAAGAGTCAAACCCTTCGTAATCTTTGTAAATGTTCTCAAATAATAATTTCATAATCTTAAAGAAAGACGGGAGGCACCGCGTATGCAGAGCCTCCCGCCCATGAGTGATAGTAGATGTGGAAGGCTAAACTAAGATTAGTACTTGTGAGTAGTACCGCCCAAAGTAAATTGGACTTCGTCCGAAATGTTCTCGATGATGAGGTGACGCTGAGGTCTGTCCATCATGGTTGTCCACTTCGTTGAACGAAGATTGAAAGTACGTTTCACGGAATCCATACGGCAGGAGTAGAGACGATCTACTTCTGGGTGTGGTTGTGTACGAGTAACGCTGTTGGTTCCTGCGACACCGATCTTCACATCACTCCAATCAACAAGCCAAAGCATGCGATGAGATGAAAGGAAGTTGGCTGCATCAGATCCAGAGAACACATCGTCACCAGAACGAGTTCCATCAAGAAGATACTTCTTGCCAGTACCGACATTCAACAGATCGTCAAACATTGGATCATGGAAAACTGCAAGCTGTACACCCACATCAGGGATGTCGTAAACGTTGTAGTTGAAAAGTACGATACCATTGTGTTCAATCGTCTGATTGATGTTGGCATTACGCTGAACTTCCCAGCCATAACGAAGCTTGTAGTAAGCATTGAAGGCTTCGAAGATCTTAACAGAAGTCAAGCGGTCGGTCATGACGTCGATCACTGAAATGGTGTCACCATCTTGCTCGCGGTTACGCTTGAGGTAGTAAAGATCGGAGAAGAGACTGTCCAAGTCCAAAGCGTTTCCGCCATTGTCCTTAATACGGTTTCCTTCACGAAGAAGTGACTTGATACCAAGAGCGTTACATTTGTACTCCAATGTGCAGTTGGTGTCCTCTGGGTCAGTAACTGCTGGAAGTTGCATGTAAGTCTCAGGTTTCTGAGCGTCGTTGAGTGCTTGGTTGTACCAAACTGCTCTGTTCCACTGGTCTTGGCTGATCTTGGAAGCAATTTTGTTTTGCTCTGCAAGAGGCTGATACTCCATGGAAGAAAGGTAAGGATTGACTTTTCCAGACATGATGGACTCAAGAGTCTTTTTGTAAGTGTCATTGACCTCACGAGACTCACGAGTTGTTTGCAACCAGTTGACAAGCAGACGAACCGAAAGATCGGTGGGCTGATTGCGGCACCATGACTCGTAGTCGTTAACGTTATTAGCAATGGTCTGCAAGATACCAGTAGTTGGCTGATACTTAGATTGCTCACTAGCAGGTAAAGTACTGAATGCTGCAGCTGCAGGAATGCTTGCGCCAACTGGGCGAAGAATAACTCTTGCTTTTGCAATGGTGTCTCCAGCTTCTTTTCCGGATTTACCAACAATCATGAATTGTACTTCAACAGTAGCTCCGCCAGCAGTCCAGTGATTGATGATTACGTAACCACCTGGAAGGAAGTAACGATCAATATCCTGAAGAGGTGTAAGCCAGTCAGATCCACCCAAGTTAACAGTTACTTTATAGTCACCGCTTTGATGGGAGTATGAAGGATCGTATGCATCACCAGAAATAGCATCCTGTCCTGCCTCAATTGCAAAGTAATTTGCATTGATGACTGAACGCTGTCTACGCTGGATATAAGGAAGAATGATCGATTGCTCGGCAACATTCTGCTTATTGATTAAAGGTTTGATGTTCTGAACAGAGGAAGTCAGAAGAGTCGTAAGACCACGCTCTTCAACCCCAAGGGTCTTTGCTTCTGCTGCAGACGCGATAACTCTCGCTAAGTCGATTTCTTTATTTCCAAGTGCTTCAAACTCGCCAGGTGTTAAACCTTTGACGTGAGCCTTGGTTAAGGTGCAGCCCGTGGAGCTGTCGACTTTAATAATACGTGGAAGGGCATCATAGCCCGAACCCTGTGAACCAGGAATCAAAGAACTTGCAGATGACGCAGTAGGTGCTGCCATGTGCGAGTTTTGATGACCCGAAGGAGACGTAAATTGTCCTGTATTTGATATTTCGTTTGCCATAATGATTAGTAACTAAGATTAATAAGTTACAATCAGAATAGCGTACTACATATACCTCTAAGAAATTTTTTGTTTTTTTCTTGTAATTCCTGTCTGCACTATACAGACCATGCCTTTTAATTGATTCCCAAAAGGAGGGTCTACATTCCCAAAAGGCTTAAAACCTTATTTTCAGACGGTCTAGCTTCAGCTTGTGGTGCTGCTGGCCCAGGACGAGGTGATGGGTTGTGCCTTGGAGGGGAAGGCTGAGCAAAAGGTGTTTCAGTTTTTTTCTGAACTGCCTGACTTCTACTAAATCCTGATGCCTCAAGATCCTTTAACGTCTTGTCTATCTGTGTAGTCATTGACTGCTTGGCTCGATGGGCAAGCAAGTTAATAATATCTTTGTCTGAAAATGTATAATACTTCTGTTGCTCTGCCTCTGAAAGCTGAGGAAAACGCTCACGCCTAATAAAGACTTTTCCATTTCTCTTGGTCTTTCCAGTCTGTATGAATGCATTCTGCTCATTATCTATCCACCGGGCAAGAGCAGCATGCGTTGGAATGTTTTCATCGTAATCTACCATATCATTAGATATGTCATGAAAAGCATCAATCATAGCATATGCATCGCCTAAAACCTTATCAACAATCTTAGATTCAAGAGCATGTGTCTTTGTGTAATTAGGATCACTCTTAAATCCATTCATTATTTCCTCTGGGACGGCTTTTGAAACTATCCTGCGAGAATCAGTCTTTTCCTGTCTTGACTTAGGTGCATTCTGGATTTTTTTGATTTCTTTCTGCTGTTTATCAATTTCAGGTTGCAGTTTCTCTATGGCTTTTTGCTCAGCCTGTGTCTGTATCTTTCGATTCTGTACATCCTGTACATTGAATATAGGTCTATTGCTTAAAAGAAACTGTTGATACTCTTCATCTTCAGTAAGATTAGTCTCTGGGTCTTCTTTGAGGCGTTTCTCAATGTACCTCTTATGATTTCTAAAAAATGCTAAATATTCCTTATCTTTATTCTTATATCCCTTTACATTCTGAGATGCCCATTTAGCTAGATTATATCTTTCTTTCTCAGTAGCATTAAGGTCGGATATATTTTCTTGAGCTACAGGAGGCTTCGATGTTGGTGCTAAACGAGGAGCTTCTGCTTCAGGATTCGGGTCTACTATGTTCTTCTTGCGAGCTACCCTTTTCTTCTTAATAGGCTCTTTTGCCTCCACGACAGGCTCTTCCTTTTGCTCGGCAGTCTCTTCCTCTTGCTTAGGCTCGCTTGTTGCACCAGTCTCAATATCATGCAATGCTCCGTGAAGTGAACTTGGTGGAGTAAACTCTTCTTCTGTCTCCTCCTCCTTCGGTTCCTCTTCTTCTACTGCTTTAAATAATGCATTAAAAATGGGATTATCAGAATCCTCTGATACATTTTCTTCTGCTGGTTGTTCTTGTTCTTCTACTTCGTTTACTTGTTCTTCACTCATAATTTATCCTGCTTGCGGAGGTGGCGCGCCTGCAGCTTGAGCAGCTTGACCAGGTGGCATTGGTTGCCCCTGTTGTGGCTGTCCAGGCATAGGTGGCTGTCCTCCCCCTTGGGCTTGTTGCATAACCATTTGTAACATCTGTTCGAACTGAGGCATCTTCTGCTTCAGGTTCGAGATAAATTGTTCATTCTCCATATTTATATCTTGTGCTTCGTCAGCTTCGTCTAGTTCAAGTGCTAAATCGTATCCTGCACCTGACATCCGGAATATCTCATTTAAGATATTAAATATTCTTTCCTTACCTAATGCTTGAGCCACGGGTTGCATGCCCATGATCTGTGAGAATAGTTGCGTTAAGGTTTGTGCTGCTTGCACATCTCTTGAACGCTCTGCTCCGTCTCTTGAACTAAAGAGGTATTCGTGAACTAGGTTTTTAGGGAAACCTATAATGTTTCTTCCTTGTGGGTTCTCGTCTTGATCACCTGTATCTTCAATTTCTAAGCCAGCATCAGTTATGGTTTTTAAGGAGAATCTGCGTTTTATGGGTACATTAAACTCTGTGGTAGAGCAGGTGACGAGATGCTCGTAGATCATCTTTTTTGCAGCAGCGCGCATCTCATCAATACCTTCGGAAATGAAGGAGTAAATAGTGTTGGTAGAGTTAGCTATCTCACTGACCTCGGTAGCTGATATTTCTCGCTGAGCAGCTTGACCTAGCTCTTGAGGTGAAAGGATCATCAATCTCTCCACTAAATTCAGAAGCTGAAATAGTGAGTTAAGTGACATACTTATTCCTTGTGCTAACTCCTGTGATACATCTACTACACTTACAATATTCTTGGTATCTATCCCAAGGTCTGCTGCCTTGGCTCCAGAGTAAAACATAGCCTTCGGTTTTTGATAGAAGTTATCCTCGGCTAGTGATGCCATGAGGTATTCCTTCACATCTTCGTCTAACGCATCTTGATCTACTGTCAGAATCTTGAACATGCTGATCTTCATATGGTGAAGCATTGCATATACAATATTGTTCATTTGATCCTGGTATGGCATCAAATCATGAGCAAATGAACAGTTTGCCATGCGATCATCATTCTGGTTTATGCCACCATATATAGCAGGGATGGAGGGCATCCACTCCGCATATATAACTGTTTCATCAGATGCCACAATGAGCTTAAGCCAGCAATCAAATGGGTAGTCCCCTAGCCCCTCGGCTTTAGGATTAAGCTTCATATATATAGTGGAGATAAACATTGCTTTGTCTTCGTCCTCTCCGGCATATACTCCCTTTTGGCTCGTACGCTCATTACCAAACGGGAACCAATCAGTCTTCCTTGGAAAGGAAAGAACATCATGGTCAAAGTAGTAGTCAAAAAAGTCTTTGTATGCATTTACCAATCCATGCAATGAGTTGGTATACTCCACATCACCTAGATTCCAGTATGCTACATTCTCACGAACATCTGAGTATCTTACTATATCCCAATACCCAATCCAATTAGGGCCAAGATTTGTATTGATAGCAGGCAAGGGAGCAGAGTTATCGTAAAACGTTCTTGTAGGGTGAGGGCTAATAAAGTGAATACCTTCTTTCTCAACATAACTTTCTAAATCCTCACCTTCACCTTTTCTCCAATGCACCTCTCTAGTCCAAGGCTCTGACGGAAACATCAATGAGTAACCGTACATAAACATGGAACGAATCGCTTGCTCAAACACATGGCGATATCCGAATTGCTCGGTCATCATTTCCACGCGTTGCGACAATACTTCTGCCCGAACCTTGGAAGGAGTATCAGTACCTCTAGCCTCAAACTTGAAATACGGGAACAGATTAGAGAACCTAGATGTCTGGGCAGCTACCCTACGAGTAACATAGGAACGGATCAAAGATACGGACACCTCGTACAATCGCATAAGATTAATATCTTTGACTGCACCTTCATCGTCATACTCAACAAACTTCTCCTTTAACTCAGGATCTATATCCTCAAGCTTCTTCGAGGCTTGCTCGATATTAATTTTACCCTGTGCGTACTGTAGTAATGGTACTGTAAATTTATTAATTGGAAGGCTATCCCAAGCCAAGTCCACTGAGAGGTACAAGGAATGATTCTTGCAAGAGTGATAAATCCCCTCGTGGACTCGACTTCGGACTAGATCTGTAAGTCGTTCTTTAATCGCCCAATCTTTCCCGCCTTTCTTGCAGGTAAATACCTCCCTAAGTCTAGCTTGGGTTGTTTTGGTATTCTTCAGTATTTCCGGATCGACCATTGAAATCAAAAATATCTATTGTATCGTCAACAAACTCACCTAAGTAAGAATTTTCTATGATTGTTAGGATAAGTGCTGCAGGGCCTGTTATGCTCCCCTTGTTGACGGCTGCGCGAAAAGCTGGTCTCGTAGTATTCAACAAAGTTACTAACTCTCTTTCTGTCATTTTCAGAAAGCCTAGCAAACGTTGTATCCTGTTCCGGTTCCAAATCTTATTTAACTTTGAGGTTTTGTAGTGGGCGTCGATGAGTAAAGTGGTTGGTGAGTACTCCTCACTCTTCCTCTTCTTCGTACTCGTCTTCGTACTCATCTTCCTCATCTTCCTCTTCCTCTTCCTCGTAATCTTCCTCGTCTTCGAGATCTTCGTCTTCGTCAAAATCTATATCATCATGAACCATATCTACTGTTGCAACGAAGCGATCTTCATCGATTTCAGAGGTAGTTACCTCGAGCGTTAGCTTAATCTTAGATCCTGCTGTTACGCCTTCGAAAAGTTCCGCCACATCTGGATCGCCTAGAGACAACTGAAGTAAATCCTGCATAAGTGTAACCTAAACTTTTGGGTTACAAAAGGTCAAGCATTTATTTCTATGATTGAAGCTGTTTTAACATTAGCATACGGAACACTTGACTTAACGTCATAGAACATAATCGGATAGGTCATGGCATCGAATGCGTGAATGTAAACAGATCGCTTCGGTTTAAGCGCTAAACTTGGGTCATATTTTTGGTCATTTTGCTTTTCAGTAGACAAGTTAATCAGAGTTTTAATTACATCAGTACATTGGGCAGATATAAGCAATTCCTCTTGTACGAGCTTTGCAATAAGTAGCCTAACCCTACCTTCTACCGATCCGCTAAACTTTGGGGCTGCCTTCATTCTTATAGGCTCTAAATCAAAATGCTCACACTTCTCCTTGGATATTTCCTCAAAGTCTCGCACATCATAGCTACCTGTTTTGGCTCTGTATTGGTTAAATGCAGAGTTGTCTGAGATATGTACGAAATTTAGCTTTTTATCGACACGTTCTGTCCAATATTTCATCTTCCTGTAGATCAATGGAATGATGGTCGTGTATGGAATTTTCTTATTTATTGTAACTAGCTCATCAAATACTGTCCAAATTGACTTCTCTTTGCCAACTAAGCATTGCATGAAAATCATGGCATTATTTACAGACCCTGGGTCATATCCAATAATAACCGGGAAATCAGGGTTAGGTACAATTCCTTTTTTCGCATCTCCAACAACATGAAGGGGTTTTGAGAAGTATGGAGCTAATATAGCATCGCCCGATGGTCTATCAATCCATTCCCCCTCAAGCATTCGCTTAGCCTCCACTGGATCGTTAGACACAGCTTGCATAACTCGGTCATAATATCCTTCGGGCAAATTGTCCTCATTCTCAGCTATCTTTACGTGAACTACATGGTAGTCGTGATTGTAATTTCCGTCTTCATCTAGTGGTGATTCGAAGAATCTCTTATATACCCAGTGGCTTGGGCCGTCTGGGTTACATGCAGCGCAATATTGCTGAACCCCTTCTATCCCTTGTCTTCTGCCTAGCTGCTGAACGACTGCATCGAAGTAGCTTGACGAATCAAGATTTGTCAATTCGTCAATGAAAACATAACTTGGCTCAAATCCTTTTATTCGGTCTACAAGTATATTCCCGAAAGGAGCAGACATTAAGCTTATCCTAGACCATCCCCCATAACGATTCTGTATATCTATATATGGAGCTTTCTGTAGATCCATTCTCTCGTCCGTATGCTCAATGCCCAAACCTTCTTTCCATTCTGGTAGAATCTCGGTCTGAAGCTTATGCCAAACACCACCCTGGGTTGCTTGGCTTTTTACTCCAACGATAATAATTGCAAGGGCATTGAAGTTCTCATAGCAGTGCCGGACTAATTTATGTCCACCTAAGACAAATGTCTTGCCACTCGCTCTTTCCCCGTAAGCTAAAACATATTTACTAGTGCTATCGAAAAGCTCTTGTTGGCTTCCTGATAAGCTAGGTGACCATGGATCAAATTCCTCTTTGACTTCATCTTCTTCATCAAAAGCCTCAAGGAATGCTTTAGGATCAATCTTCTTCAGCCTCGGCATCTTGCATCTCCTTTAGGGGACGGAAACCAGGCTTTCTCTTCTCCTTAACCTTATCTTTCTCGGACATCTTAATCATCAAATCAAGTCCGTGCAGAAGTCGGTCATAGAACTTCCCTTGTTGTTCAGTAGCCTGTAAAAATAATTTAGTCCTTATCACTTCTTCCTCAGGGTCTAATTGTCCACCCGATATATCATCTCTTAATTTTTCACCTACTTCAAACAATGCCATGTTTTGTCTTATGGCAATTTTCTGAGTTACATCCAAAGCATTAGACATCAACTGTCCAATCCCACCCTTTAGATTCTCAAATATTTTAAGCTTCTCTATGCTCTTTGGGTTATTGAGCATAGACTCAATGCCTTCCATAAACACCTCTTTGCCATTCTCCTTTAACGCACCGATAAGCTTACTCGGGCTAGGCTCTACTGGATCTTTTCTGACCAAGCATTCAATTTCATTTGGCTCATGACCCTGCTCACCAGCCACTTGGTGCAGAGCTTTCACTTGTTTATTCTTACGAACATGCTCTCGCATGTTATGCTCAGTAATACCTAACTCTTGTGCAGCCGTTGCATAATTTCCATCATGCCTACGCATGACCGCAGCCAGTTCCTGAGTGCTATACTTTCTTCGTCTGGGCATCAAAGAAAGAAAGTAACATTGGTCTGTATTTAGCATTCCAATCCGAACTAGACCGAAGGTATGCAAAGCTTCCGTTTGCTGCTAATGCATAAGCTGAGTTCCTGACTTGCCAGTCAAAAAGATCAAAATTACATCCGTTGCAGAACTCCTTAGCTTCAGCAATGGTTATATCATCCCAATTATGCATTGAGGAAATAACTTTTACTCTACCAACATGCATACCAGATGAGATTGCTATCTCCTCGTCTGATAAAACCCTTACTGCACTTGTTTTGCCGTTACTATTTAAGATTCGTTCCCTTGCCAATAATCTAACAAATATTGGCGGAAATTCATCAAAAACTGTCCATCCCTTGCGTATCTTCCTCATTCTCTTGATCCAATAAATCTCCTAGTTTTCTTTGCACCCAGCGTAGCGTCTCATGCTCTTTCTTTTTTGCCTTAGGACATCCAAGATCACCTATAACGCTAATCTCTTTATTATCTGCCTTGAACCCCACCAAAATGAAAGTCGAGTAGTACTCTTTCAAAATAGGTTCGACCAAATTTAAAATATCCTCATCCTTCACCACTTGATTATCACATACTACTATTGGTAATGACAAGTGTAAACAAAATAAATAAGTTACAGCATGAAAAAAATACTCAACCTATTGAAGGGCAAGGGTTTATTTGCTGTGCATGACACGCATGAGGTCGGCAGTTCGAATCTGCCATCTCCCACCACTGCACAGCTTGTTGAATATCAACGCGATAAGACCCTATCTGACCTATGTTCGCTATACCTAGTTGCATGCGGTCAGAGGAATCTCAGACCGACCTCTATTCTGACCATGAGGCAACGCATTTTAACCTTTGTCCGATGGACAAATTGCGAATTTGCAGACCAGGTAAGCAGAAAAGATGTAAAAAGATTTTCTGAATCCTTTGCAGGAAAGTGGGCAAGATCGGGTCATCGCAATGACGTTTGCGTATTTTTGAACTGGTGCGGACAATTGGGGTATTGCGAAGAAGGAAAATTCTACAAAGTAAAATTAATGTCCGTTCTTGAAGATGAAAATCCTATTGATGTTCTGTCAGTCAAAGATACGGAAAGACTACTATGGGCAATGCCGGATCGATTCAAAGGCAGAACTGCCCTGCAACTTTTCGCAGGAGTTAGACCATATGAATCCTTGAAAATCCAACGTAAGGATATTGATTTTCAAGCAAGAACTCTGACCGTTCTTGGTGAATATTCAAAATTGAGAAGAACAAGAGTGCTTCACGATATACCAAATAATCTCATTAAATGGGTGAAAAAGTTTCCACTAAAGCCCACATCCTACAACGCCTACAGACTCGCCCGATATAGAAATTTTGGAAAGCTTCCACATGATGCGATGAGACATAGCTTTTGCTCCTATGGCTACTTCTTTTTTGGCATGGAAATGACCATGAGATTTGCAGGTCATACCAATTACAAAACCTTCCATAGACATTACTGTGAATCTACTATTTGCAAAGCAGATTCTGAAAAGTACTTCCGGCTAGAGCCGTAGTCCAGTACGACCCTAGACGTCCTCAGTACGTCCGCAGACGTATTGTGGGCGTTTTCTGTTTCTAAAACACTGATAAATACTAGGGTCTGGAACCATTAAGGGGGGGACTATAGGGGGGGTTTAAGGAGGTAAAGCATAGAATATATATAAAGTACTTATATATTAAGAATAAGCTTCTTCTTATCAGAGGATTGTTAAGGAGATATTATCTTGCCCCCCTATGGTTTCCCTTCTTGGCTTCTTCTACTATCGCATGGTTAACCCAGTCCTGCATTCCTGCATCCCAATGCAGTCCTTGGAACTCTTCAAGATGAACATATGCTCGGTGCCTCTGGTGGGAACCCCAACTGCGGGCATCTTGTTCCATGACATTATATTCGTCATTACCAGTTAATAGTAGCTTCTCAATACTTGCTTCATGACTGAGTAGCCAATTTGCAAGAAACAGCACGGTTGCGACTGCCAGAACTGATAGTACAGTTGCTAGCCATGCCAAAACCTTTATGGTTTTAGTCATTCCAATAACTTTCTGCGTTAGATCATGAACATCTGTTAATTTCTGTCCATCCATTGAAATGCCTGTAATAGGCTGCTCGAACTCAACTTCTTGATTTTCTTTTTCAAACTCAATGATCAAGTTTTTACTCATTATAATTTTTCGCCTTTCTTGAAGTCTAGTGAAAAGCGTTGTACGGCAATCCACTTGGGGGTTTTAATTTCTTTTTCTTTTAACATCTCTAATGCTGATTCTATCGCATTCTGAGCAAAGTTATTAACTGGAATACCTCCGAGCTTTTCACACATAGATAGAATTTCATCGTATATTTCAGGCTTCACTCTAATGCCTATTGATTTTTCTGTGGTTTTATTCATCGGTATTCCTCGATTTGGGCAAGCTGTGCATTTAACATTTTCCTACAAAAACATAAAAAAATTATCAAGGTCAATACTTTTTATCACTTTATTACACTCAATTTAGTACATTGCTAATTTATTTTGCACTTTGCTATTTTTTTTCTTTTCTTAGATATTCTTTTCCGCTAATTCTTTGTGGCATGAGTGATAATCAAGTGGATGGAATGGTACGACTGAAGGATACAGTCTCGCTGACGCAAGCAGCAGATATGTTGGGATTCGATAGTTTTCGTGCCGTCAAAGAACTCATACGAAAAGGTCATCTGAAATCCTATCGTCTGAAGTTCAATCGTAATAAACGCGTTCTTCGCAAGGAAGTCGAAGCATTAACCATTTTGGAGGAAGTCAATGAATCTAGAAGCGCAGCTTAAGAATCCATTTCCTGCAAATGTTGTTCACTTCCGCCCTGGGCAAACCAATAAGGATAAAACAAAATGCATAGCCTTGGCTTACATAGATGCTCGTGATGTTATGAAGCGTTTAGACGAAGTTGTCGGTTTTGAAAATTGGCGGGATTGTTATCAGGAAACTGCTAGTGGTCGATTAATTTGCACATTAAAAATTCGTATCGATGGCGAGTGGATTGGAAAATCCGATGGCGCTGGTGATACAAATGTTGAGGGAGCTAAGGGTGGAATATCCGATGCTTTTAAGCGGGCAGCAGTTAAGTGGGGTATCGGACGTTATCTCTATTATTTGCCAACTAAATGGGTTGAGATAAACAAGTATCGTCAGATTGAAAATCCCCCTGCCCTGCCTAAGTGGGCTTTGCCTAAGGAAAAACAGAAATCCGATACGGATCTCTCAGGATGGCAATAGCAGTAAATGAACGTGCTTGGGATGGAGTTCCCAAGATGTCGGGTTCTTCGGTTTTTGAGAATATGCTTTGCAAAGCACGATTTAAAGCTTCTCAGAAATTCAAGGACTACGATACTTCAGATGCCACACAAGGAACTTTACTACATGGGTACATGGAAAACGGAACACCCGTGGATGAGATACTTGATTCTTCCCATGCATTTCTGATTTCAGAATGCCGCAGGATGGAAGATCAAGTTACCAAGGAATTTGGGTTACACGGCGATGTCACGCGGGAACCGCGGTTGTGGTTAATGAATGAGAAGGATGAGGGCATCCTCTCCGGTCAGATCGATTATCTTGAAATCGATGGAGAGGATGCCTCAATCCTAGACTACAAAATGCTATATGGGCATTACGAGGAAGCTCCAAAGAATAAGCAGTTACAAGTTTATGCTACTCTAGTTTTCGAGAATTATCCCGATGTACAGAGGGTGTTTGTAGCACTACTGCAACCTGCTTTGGGTAAATGGACTAAAGCAGTTATGCACCGCGACCTAAGCATGATCTTAAAAGAAAAGCTTCTTAAACTTGCTGAAGAAGTTGAGCAGGAAGATGCAGAAATGACTGCAGGTCATCTGCAATGCAAATACTGCAAAGCCCTCGCACACTGTCCTGCAGCATTCGAATACTTAAAAAATGAAACTATTGAAAAAATTGATATGGAAAATATTTCTAACGAAGAACTTGCTGAAAAAATGGCTATTGTCGGTCTTATCGAACGGTTTGGCAAAAGTGTTAAATCAACTGCGAAAAATAGGCTTGAGAGTGGGATTAATATCCCTGGATACAAGTTGCGGAATACTGGAAGTGTTACTTCGTTTGATGCTGTCGGCGCATCTGAAATTCTCTTTAGTGCAAATCTGCCTGTCGCGAAATTCTTACAAGCTACGAAGATATCTGAGCCAGATTTGATTCAGATATGGGCTGACCACACTGATCAGTCAAAAGCTGATGCCAAGAAGGATTTAAGGACACGCCTTGAGCAGGTTATGTTTCGTAAAGAAAAAGCAAAGTCAGTTAGCAATGCTTAGTTTTTTCATAAAGTGCAAACCACCACGCTCGACTAATCAGTCAAGCAAGAGAGTAGGAGTCAGAAAAAATGGAAAACCATTTTCGTATACAACCGCCAAAGGAAAAGCCCAAGAGCAAGACTTCATGTCACTCCTCATGCCACATGTGCCTAACCAGCCTATGGAAGGGCCTCTTATCCTTACTATCGTATATAAGTTACCTCTTCTTAAGACTGAGAAAAAAGCGATAAGGGATAAGGGTTGGATTTTTCACGATAAGAAACCCGATGCAGATAATCTTGTGAAGATGTTTCAGGACACCATGGGCAAGCTTCGCTTTTGGCAAGATGACTCGCAAGTTGTTCAACTGTATATAACCAAGTTGCGACATGAAAATTGTGGCATCGAGGTAGAGATTGACCATGTGCAAGAATAGGATTGAGCTTAAAGTGAAGGATAACATTGCCGAAAGGCTTGAGCTTCTTGCCACTACGATTGGTATAACTTCACAATCAGTACTTCTATGCGCCTTGGCTCAGTTTGAGCCACAGATACAGGTTACTGAAAAACCTAAACCTAAAGCAAAACCCAAGAAGGAAAAAACTTTAGGTGAAGGAAATAAGCCAAAGAATCTACAAGAAGTGGTTGCTTTCTTTGAGAGTAAGAATATCTGCAAGCCTATTGAGCCTAAAGCCACTCTGTTCTTTGATTATTATCAATCTAAGGGTTGGGTGGTCGGTAGGTCACCAATCAAACATTGGGGTTCATGCATTACCACTTGGCTTAAAAATAATCCTGATTGGCGTCCTGTTCCTTCTGTCGAGAAAGAGACAGTAAGCATAAAGAGTTTTCTAAAATGGGCTGAAGCTGAACGACCTCCGATATTCGAGAAGTATAGGCTGACCACTGACATTAACGACGTAGATCAATTGTACATAGATGAGTTTGCTGACAACAACCAGTAGTAATAGTGATGTAGAGCGTGGCTTCTTGTCCTGCGTCACTAAATCAAATGAATGCTTGGATGAAGCAATTGTTATGGGAATCAATGCTGAGTGGTTTCAGGATTTGTTTCATCAGAAAGTTTGGACTTTAATTTTAGAGCATAGGGATTCTGATTGCATTGATGTTGATGTATTACTTGCATTCCGCGACCCCGAGGATCGCACACAAGTTCAGTTTGTTATGGAAGCATGTGAGACTTCTGCTGGATTTGGATCATTTGTAGATGCACTAAAGGAATCTTACATTAAGAATAATCTTCGAAAGATTTCTCTTAAGATCCAAGATGATCTGAAAGATAATCAGCAGTCACGGATTCTTATTGAAGAAATTGATCGTGAGTTAACCAAGTTGACTATCGAGAATAAGGAAGATGTTCGTTCTTCGCCTGAGATCATTGATTCAATGTGGGAACAGCTTAAGAAACGCATGGAACAGAATGGTATGAGTGGCATTCCATCGGGCATCAATAGGCTAGATCAAAAGACTTATGGCTGGCAGCCAAATAATCTTATTGTTATAGCAGCTAGAACTTCCGTGGGTAAGACTGCATTTGGGTGCGAGATGGCTCTGAATGCACTTAAAAACGGCAAGAGGGTTCTTTTCTTTTCTTTAGAAATGAAAGCTGAAGCAGTAATGCGAAGGCTTATATCTAATTTATCAGAAGTACCTGTTGGCTACATCATAGACAACACTGCTCGACCTGAGGATATTGCTAAATATCAAACTGCAATGGATTGGATGAAGGATCGTAGTTTTTGGGTGGATGATCGTGGAAACATAAATTCTGCCCAAGTTAGAGCCAAGGCTAGGAAGTTTGCACGGAAAGGACTAGATATGATCGTTGTAGACTATGCTCAAAAAATGCGACCCCTCGATGGAAGAATACCCAGGGAGCAACAAGTTGCAGAGATTGCAGGGTCTATGAAGGATATAGCTATGGAATTGGATATTCCAGTAATTCTTTTATCTCAATTAAATCGTTCGGCAGATGAGTTAAATCGAAAGCCGAGGCTATCGGACATGAGAGAGTCGGGAGCTTTAGAACAAGATGCAGATGCCTGCCTCATGCTCTGGAGAAAAAATGATGATCCCGATCAAACAATTATAAGTTTAGAAAAGCAGAGGGACGGTGCTTGTGGTGACATCGAAGTCTGTTTCAAACCAAAAATACAAAAATTCACACCACGACCAACATTAAATTAATTATGGCATTCGCAAAATCTAATTTCTTGGGTCGCTTAACTGCTGACCCCGAAACAAAAACGATAGGAGACACTTCGCTTGTCACCTTTAGCCTTGCTTGCAACTTTCCTGAGAAGGGTGGAGAAAAGTCAGTTCATTACTTTGACTTTGAAGCATGGAGAGCAGCTGGTGAATACATTGCAAAGTTTGCAAGAAAAGGTGATGCAGTTTTTCTTGAAGCAGATATCCGCAATTCTAGTTACGAGGGTAAAGATGGAAAGCCGAAGACCAAAATGAAGTACATTGTAAAACCATATACTTTTGGTTTTTGTCCCGCCGGAAACCCTAAAGAGGGGCCCGCTGGCAACGCCAGCGTCGAAAAAGTTAAAGCCACGTCATCCGACAAGGTTGCAGACCCTGATCTTGATGAGGACGTACCATATTAATGGCTACTAAACTTACAAAGTCTTTAACAAGAGAGGTTGATGCCGAAGATGGTAACGGCAGAAAGCTTCTAATAACCATTAATGCTGATCAACAAACATTGGAGTTTAAGCCAAAAGGCAGAACTGCAAAAGCATCAGTATCCTTACCAATCAGCAAGGTATATGGCCTTGTAAAAAATGCGCAATAATATGAGCAAAAAAGAAGAAAAACCAACAGAAGATAACGTCACAGCAGAAGAAGCTCAGAAGAAATTCGATGAGCTTAGTGTTGAAGAGAAGGTCAATGTCATCACGCAGAACGCAATGTCACGCCAAGAGTGCCTGCAGCGTCTTGATGTAGTTCTCGAAAAGATTCAAGCACTTGCTCTTAAGGTTGAGAACCTTGAGCTTAAGCAGCGATTAGCTGTTGTTGAGGGTGACACAGGGGAGTAATTTCCCTTCGGAAGAGGGAGGGGGGGCAACTCCCCTCCCTAATACATTTTCAATAAGTAAAGGAGAGTTCACCAAGCTCAAAGCTGAATTAGAAGAAGCTATCGAGGAGTTTTGGAAAAGAGATCAAATTTGTGGGTTTGATAAGAATGGCAATAGGATTGGCACAGGCATACCTAGGGTGAAACCTAGTTATTTTAGTAACAATGAGTACTCCCTCTGACTTCGAAGTACAGCACTTAGAAGCCGAGCGATACTTACTAACTAGCAAGAAGAATAAGTATAATGTTCAGCTAGTTGATATGGAAGAGTATGGCGGTTACGGGGAATGCTCATGCGAATATTGGCAATTTGTTATCGGGCCTTCATTGAAGCAAGGAAAGAAACCAAAAAAAGTATGCAGACATATAAGATTAGTGAGGCTCTTGAAGCAGAAGAATTTGAATTCCCGTCAGTAATTGGACTTACTGGGCCGAAAGGAATCGGGAAAAGCACTTTTGCTAACAGAGTTGGCGGACACATATTATCCTTATCCACTCCCATCAAGGAGATGCTTTCAGTCATTGTTGACAAGAAATATCTTTATGATGAGAAGGAGGAACAGATTCCAGGTTTTCCTGAAGGATTAAATGGGCGAAAGCTCTTGCAGACCTTGGGGACTGAATGGGGACGAAACCTATTTCCGGAAATATGGCTGAATAAAACCCATGATGTAATAGCAGACTTAATAGCATGGGCTAGTGCAGCTAACTATCAAGGCTTCCGGGTAATAGTGGATGATGTTCGATTTAAGAATGAGGCACTAATGATCAAAGAACTCAAAGGCGAGGTGTGGAGAGTTAAAAGAAATGGGTTCACTCCTCTTGAAGATGATCATACTTCCGAAGAAGGGTTGTCAGATGAATACATAGACAAGGAGATAATAGTTAATGAATGATGCGAAGAAAGATTGGGCATTTATATTACTATGTTTGGGATTGGTAATGTTAATTAGTTTTTTACTAAGTTCTTGCTCGGTAAAGTGTGAGAGAAACCTTTGCTGTCCTCAGCCTGGGCATGGATCGGTCTGCCCTATATGTGAAACACTAATACCTGAATCCGATGAGTAATATTGAGCAGTTAGAAGCAAGAATATCTTACCTTAAGGATGATTCGAAGATGTGCAGTCATCGGATCAAGTATCACGAAGATAAAAGAAAGTGGATACAGGAAGAGATAAAGAAGACAAAAAAAGAAATAAAGGAGCTTAGGAAACGTGGCTAAATACAAATCACCAGACTTTTGTGAGGGAGAAAAGCTACCTAGGTCTAGTCAGCTAAGTATCAGTATGACTGTAGATCAAAAGAAGACCCTCATGCATAATGCACATCGAAAGAGAAAGAGTGTATCAAGGTTTGTGAGGGACATCCTAAAGAAACAAAACGCTATATGATTTTAGAGCTTACTGAAGCAGAATATAATTTGTGTCAGATATTGGGGCGAATGCGTACCTTAATCTCGAGGGGTACGGGTGTTAAGGACGCAAAAATGGGTAAACAAGACGGGGCGGAGGCAGACGTAATGGGTGCTGTTGCAGAGTATGCATTTGCAAAACAGTTCAATACATTTCCTGACTTCGCTCCGTCTCCTCGCTCCGGTAGTTGCGATGGTGTGTTAAAGGGGAACAGATATGATATTAAATCATCTCATTATCCTACTGCTCGTTTGCTAAGTACACTAAAGGTAAATCCGGATGTAGACTTTTATGTGTTGTGCGTGGTGGATGGAAAGAAGGTTGATGTCAAGGGATGGGCATGGAAGAAAGATTTAATCAAGGAAGAGAACATTAAGGACTTGGGTCATGGCAAGGGTTATTGCCTAGAACAAAACAAACTTAAGCCCTTCAACGTGTAACCTATTTATCTTGATTACTTTAGGAGAATTGGTTACTATATTGGTAATCAATTACCATGAACTTCGTAGCAACATACGGGGATTACGCACCTGATTCAGTCGGACAGACGCCTCAGGAACGGATCAAATTGCTCGAAGAGTGGAGGAGTCTCTGTATGAATATTGAGCTAGATGCTCGAAATAAAGCAGAAAAAGCGACTGAGGAAATAACTAAACTCAAACCTGCCTTAGATGAGGTTCAGGATGATGACCTCTGATATTATCTTAGTTTTGCTTTTAATGACTATTCTACTCATCGACATAACGATCTAGCAAATATCCCTTTTCTCTAGCCCAGGCTGGGTTCGCATGAATCTGGTCATGGCATCTTCGGCAAGTTGCAAGCCATGTATCCTCATCAAGGTAGTATTTTCCCCTACCCTTTTTATGATGAACGTCGGTACTTTTTGCCTTTGCACAGACCTCGCATAATGGCAGTCCATGAAGAAAGTTCCGGCGCATTTCGGAGTACTTCTTCAAGTCTCCCTGGCGCTTCTTCGATATTCTTCTTAGGGGCGTTTTTCTTTTTAATCCGACGTTTCTTTTCATTCTTCAAGATGTATATCAATAATTTTGTTTATTTGAGGCATAGCAGCTAAAGCATAATCAATCCCTAGCTCGTAAAAAAAGAAGAAGGTTTTCCAACAGAAGTTTTCGCTATTCACCTTCGCGATGATGAGCGTTTCTTCGCTTTGCCATACGAATGTATGGATTCTGTTTTTAACCATTTGTTCCATTCATCACACAATAGCGTAGCGTCTGCCATGTTGTCGGCCTTTGTCGAAATATCTGGTAATTTACCAGTCTTACTTAATTTTAATCCGATATTTTGATAACCCATTATCTCTGAGTAATACTTTAAAGCCACCCCGTCCCCCCCTTGAATTGCTCTTATCTCCCTAACATAGTCAGGAGCCTTCACTCCCCTCATGGAGCAATATTTCCCCCCCCACGGGGTAGAGCATTTTTTACTGCTTCCTCAAGGGTATCAAAGACACCTTCTGCGTTTTTCCATTTACCTTCGTAAATATGGATTTCTTCTTCTCCTACGAACACGCTTAATCCTTGTGAGCGTATCCGAGGCTGCCCATCCAAAAGGTCTGCCATAATATTCTCTTCCCCAACACTTGTCATAAATAATGTTACTAAATGGGACATAACACCCACATCCTCTATTAGATCCGTTAAATGGTCGGCATCTTCTTAGTTCTGCATCATATATAGGGCATTTTCGGCAGATTCTATACCTTCTCTTCCATTCCCGGATATCATCGGCGCTTCTGCATGCTATATAAGGCAAAACCTTAAGTATGCCTAAAAATATACGATATAATCCTAATAAGCTTGGGTTCTCTATACGAAAGACCCGAATAAACTCATTGATCCTCTTCATCCTTAGGAACCATGTCATCAATGTCAGTCTGAACAGGATTCTCAAATATATCACTTGGGCTTGTTGCTTTTGTTGCTTTTGAATCTGCATTCATAGCATCAGGGTCTTCTTTCCCTGCATATACATCTATGGGATTTTTTGGTGCAGCCATCCTTCTGGTAGCACTAGGATTACCCTGGTTTGCCATAGCATTATCTTTAATACCACTCTTATCCGCAGCCCCTGCCTTAAAAGGTTTATCTTTGCCTTCTACACCTGAACCAAGCAGATAACTTTCGCCCGTTCTATTTAAAGCTTCCATAAGGGCTTCGTAACTTCCGGTTTCATCAACATAAGACTGCTGACCATCGGCAGTACTTAAATCATAAGAATCATCACCAACAGATACAACAGACCCACCACCTGGCATTGCAGCAGAAACTGCACTAGAACCAGTTCCACCAGTACTAGATCCATTAGACTTCATCTTGCCTGTCCCTTTTACTATTGGCACATTCTTACGGGCTTTCTTCTTAGGCTTCTTTTTGCCTCCGCCTCCGCCTCCGCCTGATTTCGATCCAAAGGAAAGTTCATCAACACCTAATACATCTACTGCTAAACTGAGAGGAAAACTTAACGCATCCCCGGCAAGAACTAATGGATCTGTAAATAATCCTTTTAGCCCACCCATAAATAAATCCGAATTACTAGGATGACCGATACCCATATCAGTTCCCATCAATGCCCTGCCTGCTCCAGTCAGCATATTCACGGCATTGTCTGGATAGTTTATTACGGTGTTAGGTACGGTGTTAAATACAAAATCCCCAGTACCATCAATGAATCCACCTAAGTTACTGATTCCCGTACCAATAAAGTTATCACCCAATGCATTACCAAACTTCCGAATACCACCACCTACTGTATCAGTTACAAAGTTTAATGGGCTAAGAACAGTAGTGGCAACATTACCTAGTGTGTCTGTAAAGCTATCGAAGTAATCATTAAAACCCTTCCTGTTCTCCACAATCTGACCACTTCGATCAAAAAGATTAGGTTTACCCATAGAATCTGCCACTTGTCTTCTAGCTTGTGCCAAATCTACTGTCTGCCCAGGTCTAGGTGCAGTGTTTGTTATATTACCATCACCATATAAAAGCTTAGAGTTACTAGTTGGCTGAGCTGCTGCCATAGCATCAGACATAACAAACTTACCATCAGGACTTACATATCCAGCACCAATTTCTCCATCTTTGTTGTAATTCTGACCCCTCTTAATCCAACTACCAAACAAAGGTATCCCCTCTTTAGTTCCCGTAGAAACCTTGGGATTTTTATACATATAATCGTTCCTAGTATGAACCATCATATCCTGCTGCTCACCCATATCATTGATCGTTATTTGATCAAGACCAGCTTCTGTAGCATTCACTAACTCATTACGAGTCTGGGTCATCTCAGTCCTCTCCTCATGAGATAACCCGTTCTCAGTGTCCAATATAGCACCTTCCAGCTTAGCAATTGCTGTATTAGTATCTAAATCCTCATTAATGTTTCCATCAGCATCATAAAGCTCAACACCTGCCTTCTCTAAGGACTGAAGTTCAATACCACCATCCAAACTAGTAAGGTCATTATATGTAGCTACAATATTATCACCCTCACTAAGGTTCAGGCTATTTGCCATTGAGGTTAAGTCATCCCAATCCCCAGTTATTAAATTATCATCCGACCATCCATCGTAAGGCTCATCCCCAAAATCAAACTCGTAGTCAGTAGTATCAAAATCTCCGTAGTCATTACTGTAATCCGCAAAACTACCATAGTCAGTATAGAATCCCGAATTTTGGAAAGGATTATTTACACCAGTTATTGCATGAACATCACTAATCCAATCCCTAGTGTTATTGTACATAACCGGGGCAGGAGTAAATGTATCTAATGCACTAGAAGTATCGGTTATTAAAGTATCCTGAAATGTATTATCATACATTGAGTCTAAGCCACCACCGTACCCTGGGACTGACGAGACATAATCATTATAATATGATGTCATGTTACCAATATTACTTGGTTACAAGTTAAAGGTCAAATGTTGAACGCCCCAATTAGTTCTAGAATGAGGAAAGTTCAGAAAAGGTGCATATAATGTATATGAATGCCAGGCCGTGTTCCCCCGGGCGGGGTGCCTGTAACCTAATGCCCATTAGGTAACACTATTTCCCTAAGTCGTTGGTTTGCAATGGGTAGCTGTGGCATAAAATAGTTTGCCATCACATCGGCTTTGGCAAGCCATCAATCAAATATCATTCAATCAAAAATCAAATGAGCAATTCAATCATACTTACATCAACTCAAGGCAACGTTCAACCTATCCTTAACAAGAACGGAAAAGTAATTAGAAATGAAATTAAATTTGGCGAACATGGCAACGGAGCAAGCGCCATTAGAAAAAAGCTTAGAGAGACAACTGCTCTTAAAGGCAAAGAGTTAACAGCGCGAGTCACTCAGATATTAGCGGGCGAGAAAGATCTTCGAAACGTGATTGCAAGGGAAGCGCTTAATAAAGCCCTAGAGGATGGCGTTTGCGATTCGATAAGCGAGACAAGCAACATGCTCACGCTAAAGGTACAAAAGCCAAAGGTAACCAAGCAAGCGGTGATCGATACCCAAGCGGAACAGATCGCAAGAATTATGTCAGTCCTTACCCCTGAGCAAAAGAAAGCCCTTAGCGCAAGCTAAGGGGTTTCGCTCCCCACTGACGATTCGACTTGGCTAGTCGATGAAACCCACCCTTGCGGTGGGTATGGGGAAGCCCTCGGATGATTCGATTGAATCGTAGTCTTGCGGTGCAAGGCGTTGGAGTCCTCAGTTCTTTGACAGTTTAGCGGAAAAAGTTGCGGTTGCCATTTTTTCAGTCTTTCAATTCCTTTATCCTTAGCGGGTCTACGCTTGCAAGTGTCAATGGGTAAAAGGTTTCAGATCCTACCGTACGGTTTGATCACCGTCTATGGGATACTGAGCCGAAAGGATTGACTTAAAATATTGGTTTGTACTTTTAACTTTTCCCTACCGATTCGGTAGCTATGGGTTAATAGCCTTTTGTGGTCATAGTTTGCGTGACAAGCTTATATCTTACATTGAGTCCGATCCTTTATGTAAGCTCTATACTCTCAAGCATGGGAAGCATCAAAATCATAGCGTAAAGATCCGATTAGCGCAGTATGTGCGTTAGTGTATACTCATCATTATAGTAGGAAAGCAAGCCCTACATAAGATTAAAATAAGGTGGGCATTCGGTAGCTTGGCGACATTAGTATTTCAAACCTAATGCATATCCAATACTTCGACGTTACGGCAACGTGGGAAGCTAATAGTGACAACCTAGATCTTAATTGGTTTAGGGGTTAGTGAAAGACGTGAGTCAATAGAAGTAGCCTATGGTTCATAGGATGGCAATTAGTGATAAACCAAACAAGCGAGTCTCTGCTTGGACTAATGGAACTTGCCCCTGGGAGTACCAATTTTATTGGGAAAGGGGGGTTAACGGTAAATAAGTGCTTAGGGTACTTCTACCCTAGAGAGTATGGTTCGGCTCTTGAAGGAAGTTATGTTCATCTATTAGAGGATGTTCATGTTTGTCGCAACGCAACCCGTTGCATCACCATTATTAATCCAGTACTAGAGTCGGCTATGGTACGTCCGTAGTACGGCTCTAGTACGTCAACCGACGTAATGATCGTATGGCAGTCCTAGAAGGTGACGCTATGATCACGAGTCACTCGCCCATGTCCTTGGCTTAGTCCTCGGGCATGGGCTTTTCATTTTCTTAATTCACCAACTTAACCAATCAAACAAAGGAATATTATGATACAAAAAATAGTAGAATACTTAACATACATCTCAAAGCTCACCGAGGCAGAGGTGTGGATAAATGACGAACAAGACAAGGATGTCTTCAAGATCGCACTAGAGAATGATCTGCTCGAAATCAGAGAGGATCAAACGGATGCCGATGGTTGGTATGATCCTAATGCATACATCGAGAGATATGCATGTGTCAGTGATAAGGGCATGGAACTTATCAAACTAGCTGATGATCTCGAGCCATTAAATTGATATGAACTACTTCGAAATGTTTAATGCCATGATTGATGGCATACTCAATTCACCATTCTTTATACCTACCCTCTTCGGATTAGGTATTCTCTCGGTCATACTAGATATGTGTGGCCTCCTTTCGTAACCTAGATATATATATAACATGAGTGATTATAATCCTAAAATTAGATGTCTTGACGGATTCTCTTTGTCCGTACAAGCAAGCCGATCACACTACTGCCTACCGAGGCGGGATAATGCCGAGTACTACGAGGAAGTTGAGGTAGGCTATCCTAACCAAGAGGATGAGCTACTTACTCCTTATGCTGAACTGTATGAAGATTTTGGCCCTACAGATACTATCTACCCTTACGTCCCTGTCGATGTGGTTGCAAAAGTAATACTTAAGCACGGAGGAATCCTTGAGGGTAAAGCACCAAAGGGTGTGGATGTAGTAACTGCCGAGGATCTGTTCCTTCGGATAAGGACTGAGTTGAGTGACTGCAAGTCATTCATCGCAATGCAGTCAAGGGAGATTTCACATCTAACTAAAAGGAGAGCTTACTAATGAATGATAATATAGACATAGAAGAAGTCATGGCATGTGCCATGAATGATGAGAACGTAGGCTTCTGCCTAGCTTGTGGTCATAGCCAAGATGGTTGTGAGCCTGATGCTCGTGACTACAAGTGCGAGAATTGTGGCGAGCATACAGTATGTGGAGCCGAGGAAATACTAATAACCCTAATATAATTAATTATGAGTGAAGAAACTAATACTGAATACGTACCATACAAGAGGATTACCCTACAAAGTAGGGCTATCAAGATCACAAGGCAGATGCTTAGGGAGTTGGCAAATGTGTCTGCTTCCCAAGATCGAACGCTAGATGCACGTGAGTGCATGGATATCATAGATTCATTTATCAATGAGTTCCAATACTTCCTCGGGGAAACATGTGGGGACAAGGCTTCTCGATGGTTCTGTACTCCCGTAAGTGATTGGCTCTTGGAAGCACACAATGACCCTATGGCTGATGACAAACTAGATGATGCCCTTATCATGGGAAGCGATGCCATACTCAATGGTTCGTGTGGTCTATTCAGATGGCTTAACAATCTGATTGCCTATGGTGAGAGTTGCGATGGTGACTCTCAGTATACACCTTCCACGTTCCAACCTACCGAACTGGATTGGACATCCAACAAGATGCGATACCTTATGGAAGAGAACTTAGGGTTAGTTGCTGAACCAACTACCTTTGGGTGGGTATATAAGGTAGAGGATGCAAGAGGTGAGGAGTATGGCTATTGGTGGTTTGCTATTAATGTGGAGAGGCAAGACAGATTCTCGCAAGGCAAACCCGTAAAGCTTGAGGACGGATCGTACAAGAAAGATAAATGGGGGAAGATAGTATACTCGGAGTTCACTAAGTTCGAACAGACCGAGGAGGTCATCGAAGTAACCAAGTGGTATGGAGAAGACAATCATTACTTCAGATTCACTGTACCTTTTGGAGAGTTCTCCACATTCTTCCACCAAGTAATTAAGTAACCTATATAAATATATTACACCTATGAACACTACATATTACATAGAAAGTATATCCTGTACACTAGCCGAGGGGTTAGATGAGGGTGATCTCATTATTAACCTTGGGGTAATCTACAAGGATTATCTCCATTATAAACATGTCAAGGGAGTAGAGATGATAAGCGAATACTCTCACCATAATCGCATGATGGATTCGATTGATCGGATCTTCGAGTACTTTGCATGGCAACCATGTGGGCTGAATGGCGATTGGTGTGTACAAGCATACCACTACGGATTCAACAGCCCTAATATTTGGGATGGTGAATACTATGTCACCGACCAAGAGGATGGGACATTTGATGTGGTTAGGTACTACCCTAACAGAGATGAGGACTGCGTAGAATCCATACAACAAGGATTCAATTCTTTAGAGGGAGCTAAGGCTTTCACTAGATCACAAGTAGGAACTGAATACTTCACTAAATAACACTATGATACAGACAATAACACAAAACGATTTCGTTAACGCATTCGACCAACGAGGAAGAGGAAGTTCATGGTCACTCCGTGGACTCGAGGCACTCTATGACTTCCTTGAGGAGGTCGATCCTAACTACGATCTAGATGTAGTGGCACTTGATTGCCAATACTCTGACTTCAATGAGATGGGTGATCTGCAAAATGATTACGAGCATCTCTTCGATGAAGATGAAGAGTATGATGATGATGAGATCATTGATATCTTAAATGATCACACAACTGTCATTCGCTATGATGGTGGCGTAGTTATCAACACGGAGTTTTAATCATGACTCCGTATAAACATGCTGAATCCTCCGCCAAGAAATGGGGAGGGGAACCCGAGGACTATCTATACATACATAGATGGTTCGATGAAACGAAAGCCTTCACAGGTGATTGGACTCACCGTGCCTTGCGCCACCATAGTGCAGGCATCCAGTGGGTCTGCGATACTCTTGGTGATGTGGTCATGGTTTACATCGATGGTAAGCCTAAGCACATACCAACCAAGTTAGTTGCAGAGCAACACGTGATGGAGGACTGCGGATTTATCCCTACGCCACAAGATTGGCTGAAGGGACTAACACAACAACCCGCCGATTGGATGCTTCGAGTCGGCAAAAAATCAATACAAGAAAGGATAAAAATACAATGAGTGATACACATATACCAGACATTAACTTAGGAGAAGAAGAACACGCATGGTGTAGTAATGGCGCTAAGCCATTAACCAAGGAACTAGTAGACTACCTGAAGGGACTAGGCATCATCGTGTTCCGTGTTCATTGGGAAGGCGGATCAGATGAGGGATACTACCATGGGGAGATCTTAGAAATGGATACAGTCCTACTTGATAACAAGCCAAGCGAAGAGCTTACAAAGGTTGCCAAAAAACAAGCCCGTGAAATTATTGCTAAGTGGGCTGATTACCCTGGCGGATACTACACCGGAGCCGGAGATGGCACAAGCTATGGCGATGAGTATACCTACAACCTCAAGGATATGACTGTCTCTCATGATGAGTGGTATCATATCCAACAACATGACTCTAGGGGTTCATCTAGGATATCAGTACAATGAATAACGTAACACCCGAGGCATGTACACCCGTCATCCATATGAATGGTGACGATAAGTCTACAATCCTATGCGAATGGGATGACTTCTACGATCATATCGAGAAGGTCATCGGAGTAATACCAAAATCCTCTTTTCATGGGAGGAATCACTATGTGAAGGGTGAGCTTGGGCAAGACTTCTCACGCCTCGCCCTTATGGAAATCGAGATGTCCCTTCACAAGCTACGCAGAGTAGCCGAGGACGTACTAACTAACCTACAAAAATAAACTATGTTCATTAAAAACCTATTCACGCAAGGCGGTAACTGCATCTATGAAGATGATGACTACGTAGCTATCGTTACTTGGAAATCAGTTAACGCAAAGACAGGCAACATGGCTCAGATATGGATACTGAATCGTCATGTTAACCCTGTCGAATCTGTAGCCTCTGGCTTGGATGCAGTATCCAATTGTCGTGGCTGTCCCTTTGCTAGTGGCATGGGATGCTATGTCAATGTAGGGCAGGCTCCACTTGGGGTATGGAAATCATACAAGAATGGATCTTATCCCTTCCTTGCATTGGGTGCTTATGAGACTGCATTCAAGAATAGGTTCGTGAGGTTCGGCGCTTATGGTAACCCTAGTATTATTCCCTTACAGAAGATTGAGATGGTTACTGCTCATTGTAAGGGGTGGACAGGGTACTTTCATGATTGGCATGAGATGCCAGTCGAGAGGGCTAGAGAGTATGGTAAGTACTTTATGGCTAGTACTGAGACAGAGGATTCACGCATGGCTGCCGAGGCGCTTGGTCTTAGGTACTTCCATGTCTCTCCCCTCAAGCCGAGCAAGGCAATCGAATGTGTATCCGAAACACATGGCAAGCAGTGCTTAGATTGTGGCTTGTGTGACGGAACTAACAAGAAAGCAAAATCCATATGGATCAACCCACATGGATCAAAGAAAAACAAAGCTATTGCTATGGCAGTAGCGTAACCTAGATAAATAAATGACAGATAAAAAAAATCCTAAGGACATTGTACTAAAGAGAATCAATGGCTTGCACAATGTGCATGAGAAACCAATACGCTCACGTAAGAAGGATTGGGGAGGGTCTATGTCCAACCCCGAGTACCTTACCTACCTGTGTGATCTTACTCACCCAATGGTTGGGCCATTCATAATCGAGGCAATCAACAACTATGCCGATGAGGTTATCAAGCATGGTGATGAGATGATTGCTAAGGAGAAAGAGCAACAGAAGGAAGGTATGGTTAATCTAATTTGCAATGAGTTGTGGGTAGAGTGTGCCAAGTTCCTTCGCAAGCAGAACTACTACCAATACCAAGAAGGAGGTGCATGATGAGTGATGTAACTCCAAGGAAGTAACCGTAACCCAAATATCAAAAGAGTAAATACAATGAGTGATCAAGATAACCAAGAAACCGCAGTAATTAACGCAAGCTCAGATGAGCTACTTAAACAAGCCGAGGAAGCTAAGCGACGTGAGGAGCAGGCAGCCAAGGAACAGAAGCAAGCTGAGCTAAGGGCATGCCGAGAGTATGGCGTTGCACTTAGTGAGGATGAGAGACAAAGAATAGATGAGTTCATGGAGGCACAAAAGGATGCAACCAGAGCATGTGATGCAGCAGACGATGCTTATAGTGAGCTTGAGTCTTATTACACTGGCAATGCTGAGGAGTATAATCACCAATGCGCAAAATATAATGATGCAGTAGATGCCTTACAAAGAAGTAGGGAGAACATCGATGACATACTTGAAAAGCTTCGAGATACAATCGATAAAGAGTCTCATTTAAACGAAATACCTGATCCCTTGAGGCAACTCCTTGTGAATGCACATGAATGTGGCGAGGGTGATTACGACTTCAGGCATTTTGAATGCGTAGAGGAATACCTAGATATCTCATCACCCGATAGTGATCTATGTGATGCAGAGAACCTGAGTGTACACTTAGATGACCTGTGTAAGCTTCTACCTATGGAAGAACTTCTTACGCCGGAGGACAAGACAACTATCGAGTCATGGGGTAATAACATGTCTGTATGGCAAGTCTACGACTCACTGAAAGAACTATCGCAAGATGTTAAGAAAAGTCACCTCAAGTATGCCCTAGATTATTACACCGAGGAAGGCACAGGGTACTATACTATGCTCAAGGAAATGGCTCACGAGTTCGGGATTAACGATTAACTAACCCCTGCCCTAGTAGTCACCTATATATGTAGGTGACTACTAATGGGCGGGAACAATGATAGGAAGCACTAAAATATGGAAATAAAAATCAAAAAAAATGCTGGTTATATTGAAAGTTTCAACGAATGTGCCGAGCAGATAGCTAAACTGCTAGACGCTTGGTTCGGAGGAAGGACTGAAGAAATGACCTTAATCAATGAACTAATTGAGAAACATCTCGAAAGGAAAAGAAAACAATGAGTAAATCAAATGAAGCACCTAGCAAAGGACTTTATGAGAAGTTCTTTAATGAAGAAGTGAAGAAATCTTGGGATAATGACATCCCTTTTACCGTAAGGCAACTAGAGCTAGTGGCTCACTCGCTCGACATGCTAAAGATAGAACTAGAAGAGGACTGGTGTAACTGCAAAGACCAATGGCATGACCCCGAGCATGGCTTCACTCTAGTCACTAACATGAAAGCATTCGAGTGTGTTCAACAAGAGATAGATCGTAAGGTCACATTTCTTTTAGAAAACGGAGGTGGAGATGAGTAAGCCAACTAACTTCAGTATATCCGAGTCATTAGAAGTAGTATGGGAAGCAGTACATCAGTGGTCTGCTGACATACAAGAACACCGAGATGAGCATGAACCTACAGAGGATGATGTGAAACTCGCTATGCATTGGATAATGGATGAACTTAATTACACCTTCGATGAGGTAGGCGTAATTATACCAAAATTGTAAGCGACAATTGTAACCTAATAATATATATTACATTATGGAATATGAATTCGAGTGCGAAGAGGTAGAAGTGGGAGGCATAAAAGCCATAGCTTCTGGAACCGTAGAGTTTGACATCGAAGATACTGCGATAGGCTATGTCCCCTATGGGGACACCTATGCGTGGCATCCTGGCGGTGGCATTCAGCCTACTGATGTTAAGGTAACGAGTCTTAAGGAGTTCTATATAGAGCCTGAAGATGTAGACATAGCTATACTAGTTAACACCCCTCAGGATAAGCTATGGGATGTTATCGCAGAGCAAATAGATCTCGATGGTGCAGTAGACGATGCTATCGAGTCGGCAAAGGAGGAGGCAGCACTAGCAAAGGCAGGACTATGAAGCTACTGAAACAAAATGATATACGATATCATATGGATTATTCTCGACCTGTGCAGGTTTATAGGAATCTGCATAGGGATTGTTGGTCAATTAGGCAAGATGGTCTTGTTAAGGCTTACTCAGATGTCGTTCATCTTACCGATACTATCTTTATCGTAAAGGATGCAGGTAGGAGGCGTGTCCTTAGGGATAAGGTTAAGGAGGTACACGCATGGCTGAAGGGGTTTATCCATCCTAATCCTGAGAGCATCCGAGCCTTCGGGGATGAGAGGTGGCGGCGGGTCACCTACAATCCATACAAAAATAAACAATTTATCCAACAAAAGGATAGTAAACCAATAACCAAAGCTGGTCGTGCGTGGATGATACTTCCCCATGTGTGGGCAGAGACTAACTAACTATGAGTGAAGAAAACTATGAAGAGCAAATACAGGGCATACTTACCGAAAACGTCGTTACTCACCTCTCTATGTGTTCCGGATACGAAGGAATGGGCAGAGGGCTTAGAGGAATATTCCCAAACTTGCGAGAGATCGCATACGTGGAACGGGAAGGATTCGCTTGCGCGAACTTGGTTGCGAAGATTGAAGAGGGTGAACTTTCTGAAGCACCTATCTTCACGGATGTTAAAGAGTTCCCATACGCAGAGTTCCGTGGAGTCGTGGACATCTTATCTGCGGGCTTCCCTTGCCAGCCCTTCTCATCGTCAGGCATTCGGAAAGGAACTGAAGACCCAAGACACCTGTTTCCCTTCATTGCAAACGGAGTTGATCTTTGCCGACCAAACTGGGTCGCACTCGAAAATGTCGAGGGCATCATCAGTTGTAAGTTCGGTGGCGAGCCGGACACAAGCGTTCTCAAATATGTCATGGGCAGAATGGAAGAAATTGGTTACGAAGGTTCGTTCACAATGGTCAGCGCGAGTGAAGAAGGCGCGCCTCACCAGCGTAAGCGAGTCTTCATGCTCTTCCGTAACGCACACCCAGATGAGTCTCAACGAGATGTGGGGGACACCCAAAGAACAGGACTCCCGAGCTTGCTTGACGGACAGGGGAAAAAGCAACCTTGGAGAACAGGTGCATGGCCTTCACGCCCAGGGGAAACTCAATACGAGTGGGAAGAACCAAGAGTCATCATGGCCTACCCCGAGAACGGGAAAGACGGACGGGACACCCGAGTCGGAGAAGAACAGACAGAGTCCAAGCCTGTCAGCAGTAGCCCTACAGAGTTGGGCAACCCCATCGACAATGGATGTACTGCCTCCGAAGACAGGGGAAGCATTAGCTCGCAACAAGAAGAAGGGAGGATGCAAAAATCTGAGGGAGGATGTAGTGAACCCAGAGATGAACCCAGAGATAATGTACCCGACACCGAGAACAGTGGATGCCGAGGGGGGTCTAGCACCGAATGTGACAATCGAGAACAACCGATTCATTCGGACGAATGCCAAGGGGGAGAAGTGGACTCCAAAGCTAAGGGATGCAGTGGAAACGATGGAGAAGTGGCCGACCCCGATGTCAAGGGATTGGAAGGATACAATGGGGACAGTACCCGAGGGATCTCAGGAGACATTGGGAAGAAAGGTAGCCAGCACATGGGCAACTCCACAAGCTTCGGATCATGTGGAGGGAGCGAGAACAGCAATGGACTCCAATCAGAAGTGCCTAGGGAGGGACTTAACGATTCTATCTCAGTCGGGGAAATTGAATCCTTCGTGGGTGGAATCCCTGATGGGACTGCCGACCAATACTACGCTTCTGCCGAAGTCATGGCTCTACGAGTCCCAAGACTAAGACTTTTGGGTAATGGCATTGTGCCTGCCCAAGCCGAACGTGCATACAGGATTTTGTTTGCACAATATCTAAAGTAACCTATTAAACTAAGTGACATAAAATGAGTGATACATACAAACTACTGATAACCCAACAGCGTGAATCCCAAGAAGTCCGTGACTTCGTTAACGAATGGCTGAGGACTAACCTCGATCCAGACTGCGACTCCTTGCAGAAGCTAGTCATGGATGAGGCGGGTGAGTACATACCAGGTGAGCAGCCCGTGTGTACTGACCTTGCCTTCGATGGATGGCTCAAGGAAAAGAAAGAATCAATCTACCAACAGATCCTAGAAGATCTATCCAATAGAGAAAGGAAGGTAACTGTTGATGTGGAAGATCCGACTGAGCCTATGCCAGAACCTGTACCCGAGATCAAGAAGCCAAAGGTCAAGAAGGAGAAGAAGCAGAAGCTTGATCCACGAGTCGAAGCACTCACTACCCTACTGACCTCACAACCTAGTGGTCTAACTGAGGATGATGTGAGGAAGATAGTAAAGGAGGAATTATATAATATGATTAATAAATTCTGGGTAAGTCTTGGTAAATGAATCGAGGTACAAAATATAACCCAAACACCCCACCCTTCAATATGGACAAGGCATATGATTACTTCAATGAACATGCCATGCCAGCCAGAGGGTGGACAGAGGAAGAACGGTTAGCAGGTAGACTTAATGAACTTATGATACCTGAACCACTATATCCATTAACCACAATGGGATTACAGCAAGGTAAGATGCTTATCACATGGGACAACGGTGATTCCATGGGCTATGCATTACACCACCAAGTGTAACCTATTATAATATATAACTTTGTAGTTAGGCAGTTCCATTGGGACTAGTCCTTGAAAAGCCTCTTATATGGTACAGGGGCTTTCTTTTAGGTGGGAGCCACCTTTGCTGAGGCTGTCTGAGGACGGGGCTAGAAGGGATAATGCGAGTGAGGGCAGAAAATCCTCATGATGACCAAAAACCTGCTGCCATTAACTACACAACTAAGAAAGGAAAACCATGATGAATAGTAAAGAAGCTGTGGATAAATGTACAACTGCAATTGGTATGATAAACGATGTATGGCAAAAAACATACGGACAAACCATGCTTGTTGATCAAAGCGTAACCGATGCCATGCAGGCATGCCATGTCTCAAATAGTTTTGGGCAATCCAAGTGGCCTAGTAGTAGCCTGGATATAAAGTTCGAGTCAAAGGATTTTTATAATATTCAGATCAATAAAGCAAAGCACCATGAGTTTCTTCAAACTACTTGGGACTATGCAGACAAGTGTAAGGATAGTGTTGCGAAGCAGTATCTGAGAATATTGGCAACAGAATGGGGGCCAGATGAAAAGGGTGTCCCTATGTGGTTTGAGGATGTGGTGGTATACACTATCGATACCCCTCGTGGTAAAGTGTTTGGCAACCTACCAAGCGAATACGGTGAATCAAGACTCCGCGAAGGCATCCAAGAGTTTGTAGATTGGCAAGGGTATGACCAAGACACAAGCAGTGGTATGGAGACTGTACTAATGGCTCTGAAGGTAATTAATTACTCTGCGATAACCTACTTTGCTCCGACCAAAATAAACAAGTGGGATCAGAAGGAATACAAGGCTGCGAAGAAAAAGTATAAGGTTAAAGAAGCTAAGTCCTTATATCGTGTGGTCTACTTACCTAAGAAGATCAGAGAGTATGAGGATAACAGGAAGACTAAGAAGGTTGGTTCCCTCAAGAATGGTAGGGTTGGTCACCTTCGTACCCTGCATAGTGACTACTTTGTCAATAAGCAAGGTGAGGACATTCTTATTCCACCAATCCCCGATAGTAAAGGGAACTACCCAAAGATAATTTACAAGGTCAAGAAACCCAAAGACTTGGCCGCATAAATCAAAACCGCTAACACAAAAATAAAAATGAAATACAATATCTGGATTAACCCAATGGGTGCTATCAGAACTGCACCTACAGGACACAAAGTAATTGATGGTAAGCTTGCCTATATCGATGGCATATCCCCGATGGCACTGAGTGTCGTATCTACTGACAGGCGAGTGCTACAAGAGTTATATAACCATGACAATGTAGCCATAGAACCAACCTCAAAGGCAACCATTCACGAGGCATTACATGAGTCTAAGTTTACTGCTCCTCCAATTCGTGAGCTAACTCCTTACGAGATGGTCGGCATGATCGATGAAATTAAACTGCTCGAAGCAAAGGATTGCCCCGAGCCTCCAAAGGACTTCGAGTTCCATGGTGCAGGTACATGGCCAAAGATAACTAAGGGTAATAAGTATAAGTTCCGCAGGCTTAGATACTCATACACTCGTCCACTCAGTAAGAAGAAGATGCATACCGATAAGTACGGTAAGACATTTGTACTCGATCATGAGATTGAGAGGTATGGTGTCGATGCAGGTTATGTCTTCAGAGACGATGATAACCATGAGTATGTCTTTAGGGACAACCCAGTAGGAGAAGGTGAGTTCCCTAGCACTAAGGTTTGGAGCTTCTTCGAAATGCCTAAGGTCAAGACAGTGGCAGAGCTAAGACCAAAACTCTATGATGCTATGCTTGCTAAGCTTAAACAACTAGAGGAACTGAATGGCTTTACCTACTTCCCCGGGCAACTCCCCTACCTTGCTAGGCTCCTATGTGTAGATGAGGCATTAGTATGTGGTGATGTCGGCACAGGTAAGTCGTGCTTTGCTATCTCTATTATGGCTGCCAAGAATGCTAAGCGTACTCTACTCATGGCTCCGAAAGGTACAGTTAAGGATGCCCAGGGTAACTCAAAGAACTATGACCCTGCTCAGTGGATTGCTGAGGTTCGTAAGTTCTCTCCAGATACCTCGGTGCATCAACTATTCTGTAAACAGGACTATCTGTCTTTAGTTAGAAAGGATGGCTCTTTACCTCCTGGTATGTACATTACTTACCCTAATGCGTTTTGTATTAATGACTCCTTTGAGAAGATACCTAATTCTTGGGCTGCTAGTAAGAGGGAGAAGAAGTTTCGCGCGCGGCTCAAAGACATGGGCTTTGATGCACCCTATAGTGATGAGTCTCCTCCTGCCGTAGAGAATCATTGGCATCGCGGAGTCGGTCAGACTCGCAATGGATTCACTTGTGTAGTCAAACCAAGCCTATGCACTCTATCCAAGCATCAGTTTGATATGGTCATGATTGATGAAGCTCATGTTATGCAGAACCTTGACTCCACTGTCACATCATCGCTTATCCGCATGCAACCGAAGTATCGGTATGCACTGACTGCAACGCCGATATCTAATATACTGCCTAATATCTTCCCGATCCTAGGGTGGCTTGCAGTACCTAACTGGTTCCATGGTGAGAAGAGTAATCCGAGATGGCCTTACCCGAAGGAAGGCTTATCAGACTTCTGTCAGACATTCTTAACTAAGGAGAGAGACTTCACTGAGGAATCAGTCAGAGGTAATGGCTCTATGTGTGTTAAGGTGTCCCCTACTATTAGCCAAGTGCAGAGGCTGCTTAAGGTACTCAAGTCAATTGTAGCCTACATATCTAAAGATGAGTGCAACCCCGATGTGGTTGACTGCAATGTAGAGACTATCCGTATCCCACTTGGGTATGCCCAGAAGCAATTGTATGCAGAGAATCTTAATATCAAGAATATCCCATGGCGCGACCCGAAGACTAAGTATGGTGTTCAGCTTACTAGACTCAGAGGGACTTGTGCAGATCCTGCTGGTAGAGACTTCAATGAAGGGCATGTGGCTTCCAACTACAATCCCAAGCTAATTACAACTCTTGAGCTTATCGGTGGGTTTCTTGATAAGGGCGAGCAAGTAGTTCATATATCTTCATTCATTGGTCAGACAGATGAACTCGCAAGGCGTCTATCTGAATGTGGCATTGAATATTCTAGGGTAGATTCTAAAGTTACAAACCATGTAAAGCATGCTAATGCATTCAAGAAAGGTGACACAAAGGTACTCCTAATGGGTGCGAAATGTGCAGTCGGGCATAGCTTTGACGAATGCCCCAACATGATTATCGGGTCACTTGAGTGGAGCTATGGAGCCTTTCACCAAGCAATGGGTAGAGTGTATAGGCTTAACTCCAAGAAGGATGCCAACATCAAGATTATACTCAACAAGGATTCCATTGAGGAAGCTATGTTTGATAAGCTATCGGATAAGAGAGATGCTGCTACCATATGTATGTTAGGTCAGTATGTGCCTGCTGACTACAAAGATGGTGACATTAATGAGGTGATGGCTGATCACTTCCTTAGCTTTAGTGCCGAGAGAGTAGATACTGAGAGCGAGATTGAGATGGAACTCAAATGGATAAACCTTAGAGGTAAGCTTGCAGTACAAGCTGGTGTAGAAATGGAAGATACTAAATTAGCTTGATTATGTGTAACCTAATGAATAGGAGTGTAACAAAATGAAGATAGTAAAACTAGATAGTGGAAACTTTTCGGTCAAGTATACGGATGCCTCTGGTAATACCAGAGCAACTGCATTAAAGACTAAGGATCGGAAAGAAGCTCAGCGACTTGTTAAGCAACTCAAGATCGAAGAACTAGAAGAAGCTGGTAAACTTGGTGTACTCTCTACGGATGTACTCCAGAAGATAGTGGGTGGAACATCCAAGAAGTATTGGGATGTAGTCCAGGAGTACGAGGTTCATATGAGATTATCTGCTCACTCCGAGAACTCCATCTATACTATGATGGCAATCTTCGAGCAATTTGGTAGGGACTTCAAGTGCCTTGATAAACCTATGGCTTCTGTAACCGAGAAGAATCTATATGACTTCCTCAATAAGGATGACGGGACTGCCATGAGTATGCGAGCATTACGAAAGTCTAGCCTTAGTCAGCTATGGAACTTTGCTCAGATTAAGATGTATGTTCTCACCAATCCCTTGATGATTCTTAAGATAGACAAGTCAAAGCTCAAGCACGAGCAGAAGACACCAAAGGAAAGATCTATATTCCATAAGGATGAAGTCGATAAGATCATCAAACACACACCATACTTCTTTAAACAAGCCACTGCTATAAGTTATTGGACAGGTCTTAGGCTTGGGGATATCTGCTCACTTGAGTGGGCAAGCATCAAGAATCGCAACAAGATGGTAGTGTGGACTCTTAAGAGAGATAGGCTTGTTCAGATTGATTTAAATAGTGAATACTTCGGTGGAGGGATTGTACAAAAAGTTCTTAGCGAGATAGATGTTGAAGATAAAACCTATTGCTTCCCTGAATGGCACAAGATGATGGCTGACCCAAAGTCTAGGTCAAAGCCTAGTGTTTACTTTAAAAGAATATGTGAGCGACTAGATATATATAATCGATCCTTCCATTGCTTACGGCATTCATTTGTCACTCGACTTGAGAAGGCAGGCTTAAGCCTTGAGGAAATCGGTAAGGTTGTTGGTCACTCTGATACCAAGACAACCGAAGGCTACCTACACGAGTAATTACTTTGTTATTTCGAAGAGGCGTTTGATATCCTCGCGCCTATCTTCGACTACCTTCTCAAGGTTATTGATTCGCTCGTGATTCCTAGCTTGGTTAACCTCAAGTCTAGCATTCCTCGCCTTAATTATATCAATCTCCTCTTTCATTCTCTTTAGAAAGAAACCTAGCACTGATAGTGCAGCACCAACTCCTATGAGAATATAGTAGTCCATGCTCACTTCATTGACTTCTT